GATTCAAAGCTCTTTTAGTCTATCATCTCTCTAACGTGTGACTTGGCACGGCAATGCACAAGCGCAACAAACAAGCAGTTGCAAGCTGGTTGCAATAAGCTAGGCAAGCAGGTGATTCAAATGGGCGTTTAACATGGGCGATACCTTATCGGATCGCTAAGGATTGGATTCAAACGAGCGTTTCATTCAAACGGGTGATTGAAATGCAAGTCACGTGCTAGTGCAAGCTAAGCGCAGTAGGGGGGGGCGGGGGTCGGGATTTCTGGCGCGGTGAAAAATCCCTAGCGGTAAGCATGCCCGACAAAAAATGTGCAAAGGGGGCTTATACAATACGCTTGACAAGGATGCGTAATGTGCTACTTTGCGCGTGAACCATTGCGTGTTGCGTTGGTGATACTTTAATACATTTATGGCGAGTCCAATTAGCTGGGATTTACAAGGTCAAGGCGGAGGCATTGTGCTTTCCACTGCGGCAACTACTTACACTGGCAAGATCCGCTGGATTCAGGTGGTCAATGACGCCGTGTTGGCTACTGTGGCTAGTGCGTCCGGGAGCATTTCTGGTTCATCGAGGTTGACGGCAATTACCCTTCCTGCGGGCTTGGGTATTGGCGGTGACTTCAGTTCCGTGGTTCTCACGTCCGGTGTGGTGATTGTTTACTACGCGTAATGTCCCAGTTTGCCCAGAGTGGTAGCGCGATGGATGCTGCGATTGGCGAAGATGCTGATCGTGGGTTTGTGAGCGTGAACCAAAGACTTCAACTTAACCAACTCCAAGAGGGTGAGGTGAGGGAGTCTTTGAATGGGCGCATGGAAGGGTATTGGAAGCCACGGAAGAACGTGGTGAGTAGGACAGGTGCGTTGACTACGGGAGGTTCTCCATTGCAGTTGCCATTCCTCCTGACTGGAACAAGCGTCTTGATTACGGCGGCATCAGTTACCGCTGGCGTGGTTACACTTACAACTGGTTCTGCTCACGGACTAGCTCCGGGGGCAACGCTAAACATTGCTGGGATTGGCTACACGACTGGAAGCGATCCTAATGGGGTGTTTACTGCGGTAACGGCTTCGGCATCTACGATCACCTATGCGCTTGCCAGTGGGTCTGGAACATACACCGTTTCTGCCGTTGAGCCAATCTCTGAGGTAATTACGTCCACCTCAAAGGCAATCGCCTCGTCCTCACTCGCCACCAACGTGGTGACAATCACAATCACTGCTGGGCATGGGTTTGCCATAGGGACTGTTGGTTACGGACTAATTGCCGGGTTAACCTTTGATGGGACAAATCCTAATGGGCTTAGGCTTTTGACTTACGCTTCAGCAACAACCATGACGTTTCCTGTAACCGTTGCAACTACGGCTGTTTCAGGTGCTGGCACGCTGTCTCAAGCTCCAATCAATGATGACGCTGCTGCCAACGTCCGTGCTTCCTGCCTATTCAGCGATCCAAACGACAGCAACAAGGAGTATGTGATTATTGCGCTTGATACTGTCGCCAAGAAGATCGACTTGGATGGTTATGTGATTACGGACATTCCGTATCCTTCTGGAGAGGCCCTTGGTGCTGACACTGACATGATCCAAGTGTTCGACAAGGTGATGCTGTTCCGTGAAGGGCAACAAGCCTTGGAGTGGTATCCAAACGGAAGGCCAGTCATTTCCGCAAGTTCAAACGCCACGGCGAGTCCAAACACCGTTGTTACGGTGAATCTGCGTGAACACGGGCTAGTAGTGGGAACCTCGATTACTGTCGCGGGGCTTACTACCGGAACACCTCCAAACGGGACATACACAGTTGCCACGGTAACTGGCCAAGACACGTTTACCTTTTTGGCTGCGGGCATTTCGACAAGCACTACATTTGGCGTTGCGGTTGCTACGGTTACAGATGGGTTTACGCTGTCTCCCGGTGGAGCTTACACCCAGCCACAAACTTTCAACATTGATGCAAAGGATGTAGATATTGCAAGCGGATTGGTAACTGCGACAGTTGCTGGCAACGTAACAATCAAACAAGGCGACATTATTGTTGTTCGGCAAGCGGAAACTGTTGATTTTGCTGAAATGGTTGGGAAAGAATACCAAGTTGTGTCGGCAACCACAACGACGATTGCATGGTATGCTCCAGTTGGCGATTACAGCTCGTCAAGCACAGACATTTTTGAGTTTGGTGGCAGGTTCAGCGTAGGTGGCGGCTTTATGCACCAGCCCGGTGCGCCTTGGGGAGTTCATTTCCAGCGTAGGCTGTGGGTTCCGTTCTATTACGATCAATCTGGCGCGTATAACAACGTGACATACACTAGCCGCAAGATTACCGATGAAATATCCGTATCAGATATTCTGGATACTACTACGTTTGACCAGATCGAGAACCAATTCCGAGTAAGTGGCGGAACAGCCGACTATGTGGTTGCGATGCACGGGTTTTACGACGACGGATTGGTTGTCCTGAATAGGAATAGCCTTCATTTGGTCAAGGGGACGCTGGGAGGGCTTTTAGACGTCACCGTCAAGGAACTTACATCTGAGATTGGATGCCTAGCTCGCAAGTCTGTTGTCATGCGCGGCAATGCAATGCTGTTTTTGTCTGACGATGGCGTGTATGGGATTGAGTTCCTTAACGATTACAACCTGCGAGGCACTGAAGAACCGCTTTCCAAGAACATTCAGCCGTATATTGACCGGATCAACGCTGACTATGCGGATAAAGCAGTAGGAATCTTGTTTGAGAATAGGTATTACCTTGCCGTTCCACTTGATTCTGTCCGTGGTGCTGGTGACGCATACGGAAACAACGCTATTTTGGTGTATAACTTCCTGAATAAAGGCTGGGAATCACTAGACACCTTTGGAGACTCTCGATTCCTGATTAAAGACTTCGTGATTGGCAGCGCAAGCGAGAGAAACAACATCTACGTTGTGACTTCCAATGGAGGACTGCATCAACTTGAGGCATCTGAAAGCTCCAATGACACCCTGAACGTAGATAACTCCGCTGCCGTTGTTTCTCCGGCAATTGACGCGTCACTTACGACGAGAGGTTACGACCTCGGGACGATGGAACGCAAGCGATTTACCGACGCACAGGTAAACATCCAGTCTATTCCCGGCCAGAACTCGGAATATGATATTGCGTTTGCAGCGGAAGATCCAGATGATGCTCAATCCATAGGCACGACTACCGACCTGCTTGGTGGGTTACTTACCCCCACCACAATTACTGAAGCTGAAACGGCAAGCATCAGGTGTAGGTTAGGCGGCATTAGGGGCTTTACCGGAACAATGATCTTGACAAGGACTATCGGATCACCCAAGGTCAACTCAGTAAAGGTGGCTGGTTCTGTCACCAACAGACAAATCATTTCACAAAGATAAAGTATGGGAGCAATCGACACAACCAACACCTTCACGGCTACTGACGTAATCACTAGCGCGAAGATGAATAATATCCTCGATCAAAGCCTGATGACGGCCACTGCCATTATTGGCGATACCCTTGCTGTCACTTCTGGGAAATTGTTTGTTAGGGCCGGTGGAATCACCTCGAACGAGATTGGTTCAAATGCGGTCACAACAACTGCAATCCTCGATGCAAACGTTACTCCAGCCAAACTGTCAAACTCTGACTTTGGTGCATTCACGGTTGCCAGCGGTGTTGCCACACTTGACGCCAATGTTGTCACCACGGCTAATATTCTAGACGCCAACGTAACTACCGACAAGATTCTTGACGCAAACATCACCGCATCAAAGTTGAGTGGAGCGCAGACGGGAACTGCCCCTATTTACGGGGTTAGGGCATGGGTTAACTTTGACGGAACTGTTGCAGGAACGTTTGCTGGAGGAACTTCTACTGTGGTTCGGGTGGCAGCAAGCACTACTGCTACTATCACAACAACAAATAACCATAACTTAATAACAGGCAATAAACTTCATGCTCTTACTGGCGTTGTTGTTGGGACCTATGTGGTTACTGTAACTGGTCCAAAAACATTCACTATTACAACAGTTGCCACAACAGCTCTTAACACTGGAATCACCTTCAGCTTAAGGCAGATCCGCGGATCGGGAAACGTCAACTCGGTCAGCACATTGGGGACTGGTCAATATGCTGTTAATTTTACAACCGCTCTTCCAGATGCCAACTATTCGCGATCTGGATTTGCCAACTGGACTGGGTCTGATGTAATTGGACTTGTTGGAGGAAATGTCTCGACAGCAACAACTGCACAATCTTGTGATATTTACGTAGCTAACTCTACAAATGGAAGCGTAATCGCCGTGCCCGTGGTAAACGTGATGTTTGTGGGATGAATCAGAATTGCTCCTAATGAACGCAAACTTAGGATAGGCAATAAAATATATGGATGAACAATTAGAAAAAACAGAAGAATCAAGCGACAAGCAAGAGCTATTTGTTTCTAAAGTTCCGTCTGCTGAAGAGATTGCCTCCGCATCTGATGTCGAACGGCTTGAGTATCAGCTTGCTCAAATGCCAGACGGCTACTTCCCTACGGAACATTTGTTTCTTCCCGGCATGTATATTCGAAAGATATTTATGCCAGCAGGATCATTGCTTACAAGCATGAAGCACAAAACAAATCATCCTTTTGTGATTGCGTCTGGGAGGTTGCGCGTCATGGATCAGGCGGGAGTCGTAGAATATGAAGCTCCATTTGTCGGTGTCACTGAAGCTGGAACAAAAAGAGTTCTTTACATTCACGAAGATACAACTTGGCTAACGTTCCACGCTAACCCAGAGAATATCAGCGATCCTGATGAGATGGTTGAATATTTGACGCATCCAAATAAAAACCCACTTTTCAACAAGGATGACGAAAGAGTCAATTCGTGGAAGAAAGATAGATACGAGCAAGAAGGAATTAAAATAATGGAAACTTATACGGAAAACACAATTAACGACTCCGGAGGTGAGTTGAGCTAATGTCTTTGGTAGCAGTAGGAATAGGATCGGCGGCAGTCGGTGCAGGAGCGTCCATCTACGGAGCAAGTCAAGCAGGAAAAGCCGGTAAAGCACCACCGCCGGTTGATATTTTCCACACAGAAAGAAAAGGACGCAATAAAGGAAAAACTTTAGTTGGCCGTCAGGCAACAGGGCTTCTTAATTACTATCCAGAATACATACCCGGCTTTCTCGAGCTTCAAAACAAATTCGGCCCTCAACTCATGGGCCAAATGTTTGGTGAAACCGGGCAATTCCTTGGTGGTGTTAACGGTCAACCGGGCTTCCAAGGACTTCAGCTAAGCACTTCGCAACAAGCAGGAAAAACCTTAGAGCAACTTCGTGCTGAAGAGCTTGGCCAAATGACCGGTCAGGCAGGGATGACACGAGGCTTGATGCAAGCACTCTCTCCAGAACAAGCAGCCGCAGTTCAAGCGTCTTCCCAAGAGGCAGAACGAGCTAGGGCATCGGCACAAGGAGTAACTCCGGAAGAACGTCGTGGATACGAGCAGCAAGCGCGTGAGGGTTTCCAAGCATCTGGACGACTTGGTGGCAACCTAGGCATTGTAAGCGAAGCAATGGGGCGTGAGGATGTTATGGCTCGCAAGCGTGCTGAAGCCGCACAAGCTGGACAACGCGCATATTCCCAAGCTGGGGAATTTTACACCAATCCGGGACTTCAAGCTCTTCGCACTGCTCCATTGTCGTATGGTGCTGGGCAACAGGATCTTCGCACTGCTTTAACCCTTGGGCCTGAAGCCGCTGGTGGATTTGATTTCAACATGCCGCTTAATATGGCCCAACAACAAGCCGGAGCGCAGAATCAATCGAACCAAGCAAATTACCAAATCAACGCTGCAAACCAACAAGCAAAAGCTCAAATGTGGAGTAGTCTTGGAAGCAGTGTTGGCCAACTTGGTCAAGCGTATGCTAATAGGAATTATGGTGGCATGAACAACTCTCCGGGGGCAGTGAACTCTCAGGGATACTATGGCGGCGGGCTCCAGCTTGGATAACAACAACTAAAATTATGGCACTATTCGGAGGAGACGTAAGAACAATCCCGTATCAAGCTCCAGATTATTCTGGGTCTGTTGCGGCAGCGCGTGAGCAATCTATGGCTGGAGCGCAAGGTGTTGCACAAGGAATTGGTCAGGTTACTGACTACTTCAAGCAACAAGGCGAGAAGAAAAAGCTAATCAAGCAAAGCGACATTCAGATTGACGCTGCTTTAAAGCTATTTCCTGAACTTGCCCCTACACTTCAAGGTGTGCGCGACCAAATCAAAGATGAGAATGTTTCCCTGAATGAACGTGCTGACATTGCTGAGTCTGTCGCTGGACTAATTAACATGGGAACAAAGCAGATGCAGGCGGATGCTGAATTCGGTCTCAAGAAAAGGCAACTTGATATTGAAGAGGGACAGGGAGTTCAATCTGCATTGATAAAGCGAGCCGAGTTGGAAGCCAAGGCAAATGAGCCAACCAAGTTAAAGCCGAGAACAATAACACTTGGTCCAGATGATGCTATTGATGTGTTGAGCGACGCCTATGGAAATGTTTATGATTCCAAAAGCAAATTAAGGATTGTTGATTTTGATGGGTATGTAGCCGGAAAACCACTGGAAGAAACCACCATGCCGGATGACACCAATGGACTTCCGCCGCTTCCGCAATATGGAGGCAATATTCCAACTGACACTGGGGAGGTTCTTCCTGATTTGGCTCCAGAATTATCAGCCCAACAACAGGCGGTAGTGGATGCTGGAGGAGCGGCCTATCCTGATGGCGTGGCTGTTGCTGGAACGCCGCTTCCAGACGGAGCAGCTCCAGTTGGCGCAGAGACGCCCGTCAGCCAAACTATTAATGAACTATCCGGCCCAACCTACACTCCGATTCCTCAGCCTAGAGATCCGGTCGCAATTCAAAAGGCTGTTGATCTTACCAGTGGTGGGGCAACGAGTGGGTTAACCCCAAGATCGCGGAAGGTCAACAGGGAGCCGCTTGTAAGAGTGAATACTGGAGACGACCCTCAACAGCAAAGGGAAACTGCAATTGACAAATCGCTGCTTGAAACTAAAGCCGGAGCAGCACAAGTTGCGTCTCAGCTTTCAAAGATTGAAGAAATCTCAAAACTTCTTGATGAAGGTGTAAACACGGGGTTTGCACAAAATGTGCTTATGCAGGGCAAGAGAATATTTGGGCAAGACGTATCAGATCAAGAGGCGTTCAAGGCAGCTTCTGGCAATGTTGCTCTTGGATTTATCAACCTTACAAAAGGTGCAATTTCAGATAAGGAAATGCAATATTTTACCGAGGTTCTTGCCCCAAGTATTGGCACCTCTGTTGAGGGTAACAAAAAAATTGTCGAGTTTCTTCGTAAAGCCGCCGACAAAGCTGCGAAAGTTGAAGCAATCATATCAAATGGCATGAGGGCTAAAAAATCAGCATTTGACATTGATGACGAAGTGCAGAAATTCAGAAACTCGGAAACGATTGGTCCAAAAGAAGTTGGTGGGATGAATGAAATTTACAACAAACACGGAATCCAATGAGTGAAGCAAAAAAAACCAAAGCTGAAATCGAATCGGAAATCCAAAAAATATTTCAAGTTGGCCAAGTAATTGACAAGAAGCTTGACGCGGCAAAAGCTTCCGGCAATAAAAAAGAATTTGACTCGTTAATTAGTGATTTAAGAGCAATAAAGGAGCGAGAAGGATTTCTTGAAACCCAATTTTCTTTACTTCAAGAACAAGAAGAAAAACCAAAGCTGGAAGAGGTTCGCAAGCTCACAAAAGAACTTGAAGCTCGCCCTTCCTACGCGCCTAATTATATAGGTTTGGGTGGTGGTGGATATAATGTCCCCCCTGTGATTACAGATCAACCATCTGCCGAAGAACTTAAGGCAAGGCAACGCGAGGTTATCGGCCAACTTTACAACGCTCCCGTTGCTGAAGGTGGCCGTATGGCCGAGCAACTACCAGCCGGAGTCAGGGCGGGTGTTGGAGCATTGCCGACTCCCGAGTCAGAACTCCAATACTTAAAAAAAAGCTATCCAGATTCAAACATTGTTCCAATTAGTGTTGGCGGCAACACCGAATATTTGATAAAAAATCAAGACGGAACAAGTTTCACAACACTCGACAAAGGTGTTGCGGGAACGGCAGGAATGCTTGCTGTTGAGGCTCCGCTTGCTGTTGCTGAAATTGGAGCCACATTAGGAACGCTGGCCGCAACTAAAAGTCCAGTCACAGCAACCCTTGCTGGTGGAGCAACAAGAGCCACACTTGGACCCGTTGCAGACTATATAACTAGAGCCGCGCTAGACATGCCACAAAGCGTGGGTGAAAGCATTTTGAGGCGTGGAACGGAAGCGGCTATTGGAACGGCACTTGGACTTGGAATTGATGTGATTCCGGCATCAGTAATTGCAGCGAGAACACCAAGCAACTTTAAGAATGAGTTTCTTAAGACTTACGAAAAATCAGTCAAAAGGCTAAATCTTTCACCGTCCGCTGTTCCGGCTGGAGCGCAGTTCGGCAAACAAGGGCTTGAAACGGCTCAAGAACTAAGCGGTCAATTCCCGGGATCTGGAATTGCCAGTAATATGAGAAAGGCGCAGGAAAGCATTCGCACTCTTTTCGAAGGATTAAAAGGGAGCATTCCTGCCACAGCAAATGATTTTAAAGCCATCGCTGTAAACCTAGGAAGTCAAAGAGACGCGCTTAAAAACAGCATTTCTCAAACAACTCGGACAAACGTTAACCTTATTGATGACGCCGTAAGCAAAATTCTAAAGCCTCGATCAAAAGCAAATGTGGACGATTTAGGTGGATTTATAAGAGGCACTATTGAATCAGCAGAAAACCAAGCAAAAAAATCAACAAAAGAGCAGTATGAAGTATTAGCTGATGTTGCTAATCAAGCTGGATTTCAAATGGAAGCAAGAGAACTAATTGATATTCTTCCTGAAATTAAATCAAGAATCAATGCTGGAGGCGCATTTGATGAGGCTGCTGTAAACTCAGTGGAAAACAGGTTGAAAGAAGTAAGAGATGCTCCTGAACTTATTGCTTTAGCTCAGGTTGAATTGGCGCAAACAAAAAGCCAAGGAGGAAGGCAAGATTTGATTAATGAAATTAAAAGGCTTGAAGGTGTAAACAAGCCTTTAGATTTTAAAGCTTTTGATGCTTATATCCGAGCGTTTAATGATGCTCGACCAGTTAATGCAGTTGGAGGCACAACAAAAGATGCTTTTGGTGCCGGTGTTTCTACCGAGCTATCAGAATTAAGAAGGGGAATTTATCGTAATTTTAATGCAACCGCTCAAGATGGAACTGTTAAGAATCTTGGTGATGAATTTCAAAAAGCAACTGAATTGGTTCAGGCAAGAAGTGCTTTTGAAGGAAACATGCTTGGTGGAATTTTAAAGGAAGTTGTTGGAGAACAAGCGACAACACCAAGAAATATCGTGAGTTCTGTCATGAAAGAACCATTTACGATTAACCGTATTTTGCGAGCAGCAAAAGAGCTTGAATTAGCTGATCCCACTCAAGTGGGAATTACTAATAAAATGCAGGAAATGATGCGCCTTCAATATCTTAACGACCTTGGGATGGGGAGCAACAAAGGTGTCGCTCGTCTTGATTACGACCAAGGAATGCTTGATTCGCTTTATGGCGACAAGTCAAACTTGGCAGCTAAGGGTCTTGACAGCTTAAACAATAAACTTAAAGCACTTAAGTCGGCAAATGTTCCTGAGATGACGCTTACGGACCTAAATGCTTTCTCTTCCGCGCTAAGCCAAGACGCAAGAGATGAAGTGGCCAACGGGATTATTAAAAGAACGGCCTTAGAAAAACAAGATCAAGAATTAGTAAGGTCTTCAATATTCAAAGCGGCTCAAAAAGGAAACTTTAAAAATATTGACCCGGACTTGCTTTCTAAATCAATCCTTTCAAAAGGAACAACTATTGGAGAAACAAAAACTACAATGGTGAAGCTCAACCAATCTTCACCAGAATCAAGAAATCTTTTTAAAGGAGATTTTATGAGGAACCTACTTGATGAATATCCCGGAGGAGATCCTTCTGCTGGTGCGCCATACACTCCTTTATTTGACGCTAGAAAGTTTCTCGCTGATTGGGAAGCACCAACCGGAAAGTCTCAATTTGCTCAGAAACTAGAAACCGTGCTTGGTGAATCAGACGCTCAGTTCATTTATGATTTGGCCAAGGTTTATGAGGGAAACACCATAGCTGACATTTCCGCAAAATCCAGTGGGCTTAGAACAATTAGAGGGGAGACAGGGACGACCTTTATCCTCCCTATTGCACCAATTCTTTCTGCTGGAAAGAATCGTTATTTAGCAGCAATGCTTTCAACTGGAAGTGATCGGTATGGATTGAAAAGATCTCTTGCTAGAAACGCTTCGCCGGGTGATGTTAACGATGCCTACGTTAAAATGTTCAAAAACGCTTTTACAACAAGGCAGGGGATTACCGCTCTGGCTAACCAAGCATCAAGCGATCCCGAGTTCTCTGCTGAATTACAAAACGCACTTAGAGAGTTTGATAAAAAAGAAAACTTGCAGTTAAAGTAAGACTGGTGTTTGATGTTTATCAGGCGACACTATGAATGATAATCCCAACGAGAAGCTAAAGGCAGATTACGTTGACGAGCGAGAAGACAAGTCCGCGTGGTTTCTTGAGGTCAAGGAACGTGCAAAGCTTTCTCCCGGCAACTGCGTCGAGCACTATGCCCCAAACAAGGCTGCAATGGCCCTGTGGCTGGCCGCACAAGGCGCGAGGATAACCGACATCCAAAAGAAGACAGGGCTTGGTAGAGAGACCATCAGGGGCCTACAATGGCGTCATAACGACACGCTGGAGACAAAGCGCAAGGAGTTCTCGATGAGATACGCGATTGCGGCTCAGGATTACACGGATTTGCTCTTTGAACGTTCCCAACAACTGTTTGATAATCCTGACGAGCTTGCCAAGATTAGCCCTGACAAGCTGGCGGTGACGGTGGGTATCCTTACCGACAAGGCCGCGCAACTCACGGGCATGGCGTCTTCAATCGTGGAGCATCGCAAGGGGGCTAGTCTTGATGACGCTGCCAAGATGATCTTTGACGCTAAGGCGCGTATTGCCAGCAAAATCAGGGAAGACGCAATCGAAGCAGAGATCCTATGATCTGGAAAAAGCACGCAATCCTAACGCCACCTACCGATGAGGAGATGGTGCAAATGGAACCCGACGAGCTGATCGGACTTCACTCGGTTTACCATGAGGCGATTGAGAATGCTGAGAAAGACCCGTATCACTACGGTTTCCGCCTTCCGCATTGGAGCAAGGCTGAAGAGCAGTTGTTTGAGGTCAACGAGATCCTTGCGCTAGGAGGCAACCGGAGCGGCAAGACGCAGTGGGGAGCATTCTCAGTTGTCCGTGCTGCCATTGAGAATCCTAAGTCGGAAATCTTCTGCTTTGCTCAGACTTCCGAGGTCAGCATTCGCCAGCAACAAAGTGCCGTGTGGGACTGGTTGCCAGAGAACCTAAAAACCAAGCAGACCAGCGCGAACACTTATATTTCCTACAAGAAGAAGACTGGGTTCACGGACTCGTCGCTAATTCTTCCAAACGGTTCTCAGATCATTTTCAAGACATATTCTCAGTATCAGAATAACCCGACGATTCTGGAAGGCGCGGAACTTGGGTCTAAGAATGCTGTGTGGCATAACATTGGAGTATGGCTCGATGAATATCTCTTGGGGCCAGAGTTAATCAATACGCTCAGGTTCCGGCTAGCTACGCGGAACTCAAAGTTGCTGGTGACGTTCACTCCGATTGACGGTTGGACGGAGGTCATCAAGGAGTATCTTGATGGAGCGACGACCATTGAGTCTCGCCCAGCAGAACTA